GAACCTGCACTGAGCGCACCAAGTGCCAAGCGTGTTTTAGGTGAATTGCATAAGAAATCTCCAATACGCTATATCAGAGATGGTGTGGCTGATGTATATGGATCGTTTGTCGGTTTTCGTGGTAAACCCAAAAGTACTGTCGAAATAACACCCATGCTCGAACATTTAACCCATCACGGTTATAAGTTAACGTGTGGACGTCCTGAGATGGTATCATGGGAACCATGGAATATTGGTTTAAATGATTTGGTAAAACCAATTTGTACCATCGATAATGATATATTGGAACATGTGAAGAATGCATTTCTGCATGATATTGTTTCAGATCTTACACAGGATGATTTTGATATGTTGCAAGTGTATGATGATGTCACCACACTTAATGGCGCACCAGGCGTCGCTTATGTGGATAAAATCAATAGAAATACTAGTGCTGGAGCGCCATGGCGTAAAGGTAAAAAGTATTTCATGAAATCTATACCTGGCTTGGGGGATCTTCAGGATCCTGTTGAACTAAGCCAAGAAGTATTAGACCGAGTTGATGATATAATAAACACATACCAACATGATGAACGATACTGTCCTGTGTTCACAGCACATCTCAAAGATGAGGCTCTTCCATTTGAAAAAGTGAAGTCAAAGAAAACTCGTATTTTTACGGGTGCACCACTTGATTTTACTTTTGTTGTGCGGAAGTATTTGCTATCTTCTGTGCGTCTGATACAAAACAGACGTTATCTATTTGAATCAGCTCCGGGCACGATAGCACAATCATTGGAATGGACAGAAATGTACCAGTACATAACAGAATTCGGTGAAGATCGAATTGTAGCAGGGGATTATAGAAAATTTGATAAGACCATGCCACCGAATTTTATTATGGCAGCTTTTGATATACTTGCTCATATATGTAAATTATCGAAGAATTTTACAGATGAAGACATGAAGGTCATACACGGTATAGCTGTTGACACAGCGTACCCTGTAGTTGATTATAATGGTGATTTGATACAATTTTACGGTAGTAATCCATCTGGGCATCCTTTAACTGTTATTATTAATGGTCTGGTAAATTGTTTGTATATGCGCTATGCATATTATGAGCTGAATCCAGACCGAGAAGCGATATCATTTAAAGACAATGTTGCTCTTATGACATATGGAGATGACAATATATGTTCAGTGAATAGTAACTGCCCCTGGTTCCATCATACTTCAATAGCCTTAGCATTTTCAAAAGTGAATATAGGATATACTATGGCAGATAAGGAGGCCGAGAGTGTACCCTATATAAACATAAGAGAAGCATCTTTTCTGAAGAGAACATGGGTTTTGAATCCTGAGGTAAATTGCTATTTTGCGCCCTTGGAACATTCATCTATCGAGAAAATGTTAACAATTTGGGTAAGATCAAAATCTATATCTGTTGAAGAGCAGGTTATTGCCGTGGTCACTAGTGCGATGCGAGAATATTTTTTCTATGGTAGAGAGATTTATAACAGCAAGCGAACGTTGCTTATGAACGTTGTTGCTGATCTCGGATACAACTTGTGGGTTGTGAGTGGCACATTCCCCACATTTGATTACCTATTAAGAGAGTTTAGGTATAACTCTCGCCACATTAATATACCTTCCATATCCAGCGATATAGATTCAGCTGGATGTGAGGAAAATTAGAATCTTGCGAGTTATCTCGCCGCCGCACCTTGAGAGATAGGTGCATTATATTCGATAGTGTCTAAATCAATACTATTGTCTTATATACGATTTCAAAACAATAATAAGGCGGATCGTCCGAGTAAACGAATCAAGGTGTGTGATATACCAAATATCACCGAGATGGTAGGTGGATTCCTACCACAACAATCTATTGAGCAATATCATTATGATTTACAATCTGCTGATATACTTAATGAGATTAATCATGATTTAGCGAATGATACGCAGCAGGAAATTGTTGAGTTCACTGATGATTCGCCTGGCACAAATGTTACTGTGCCATACACGATAGCACAGTGTCAAATTGACTCATCAACGAATGCAAGTTTGGGAGATTTTTTCAATAGACCAGTACTTATTCAAAGCTACAATTGGGATGAAAGTTCATACATTAATGT